CTATTTGGTGCCATTCGATGGACACTTTATGGACACTCCAACCAATGGATTGAACCGGATTGCGTCCTGTAAAAACTCTGGGGCAAAATGCGCATAGACCATCGTTTGTTGGATCGTGGCGTGTCCGAGGATACGTTGCAAGGTGATTATGTTCCCTCCATTCATCATGAAGTGCGTTGCGAACGTATGCCGCAACACATGGAGCGCCTGGCCGTTGGGAAGGTCGGGCTTAATGTCTTTGAGAACCGCACGGGCGTTCATGTAGTTTGGGTAAAAAAGACGACCCGTTGCTTTGGTTTTCACGTCCGCTTCCAGATCAGAATCGATGGGAACCGCGCGGCGCTTGCCATTTTTCGTCTTCATAAAGATCACCTTTCCACCTATCACATGCTCCCCCTTCAGGTTGGCGACTTCATTCCAACGACCTCCGGTTGCAAGGCATAGCATGACGGCCTTTAAGTCGTCCCCGTCCAGACACGATAGTAACAACTCGACTTCGTCGGCTGACAGGAAAGCCATATCGGTTTGAGCCTCCTTGAAAGCTTTCACCTCATGGAACGGGTTTGGGTTCTGATATTCTTCGGCGTTGATCAGCTTGGTAAACATGCCGCTCATAATCGCACACTGCCGATTCACGCTTGACGGTTTCAGGTCGCGGTCAAGCATCATCACGCGATAGTCCATGATGGCTTTACGCGTCAGTTGGTCAGCTCGCGTTACGCCCATTTCCGCCAAATTGCCGATAATATTCGTCAACCTCTCCCGCTCCTTCTCGCCACGGCTATGGCTTTTTCCGTGGAATACCCACCAGCGACCTAGCAACTCCGTAAGTTTTCGCCGGTCAGCTGGTTTATCCAGCCATTCTTTGTTGTGATGGCTAACCAAGATATGGCGCTCAAAGATTTGCGCCTCGCCCTTGGTGTTGAACTTGCGCCGGATCCTTCTTCCCTCAGAACCACGGGGCCTTATGTCCACTTCATAACGACCATCATCGAGCTTCTTAATCGACATAAGACAGCCCTCCGACAAATTCATCGTCTTGATAACAAATCGTGAAAATGTATAGCTTGTAAAGCGTTAGCCAGTTTTCTTTTCGGAGTGGGACGATTTTGTTGATTCTTGCCCAATGTGTGCGAGGGCTGGCACAATTTGGCCAGCCTCTGAGTTAACCTCATCAAATAAGAACCAGTCACGGTATTTGCGAAATCGCGGGTGCTTTAGAAACTTTTTTGCAGATTCAAGTGACATCTTTGCTTTCCCTGACTCATACCCATGATAAGTAACGTAATTAACACCGATCATGTCAGCCACCTCCTTAACTCGCAGCCTCTCAGATTCACGAATGAGCTTGAGTTTTTCACTCTGAATTATTGACATTTAATTAGAACCCTCTTATTTTTATCGTACATAGAAACTCCCCGCAGCATCTGACTAGTGCCAATTGGTGCTAGATGGATGCAGGGAACCACAGCGGAGAATATCAAATGCAAGATGTCACTAACACCGAAGAGATCGAGCTTAAAGCTGAAACCGCGTCCGATACTGGAGACGAGAAAGCTAAGGTCGAGCGTAAGCGCGCCGAGGTCAAGTTATCGGAAGATCCGTCCAACCTACTCTCAAAGGAAGGTTTTGCCATGTACGTGGGTAAGACGCCAATAGCGATCGCCTCTATGGCAAAAGCTGGGAAGATCCCAGCGTTTTACATGACCGATCCACTCAATCCAGGCGGCCACGCAGAATTGTGGGTTCACCGTGGCGAGTGGGATAAATATGCCGACCAGTTGGTCGATAACGCACCGGATGAATGGCACGGTTGGAAAGACCGCTTGCACCATTCCAAGCCGTCAAAACGACAAGCAGGAAGAGCCGCAGCATGACCATTAACCCAAGATTTAGCGTAGAACATGCAACAATTAGCCGATGCGCATAATGGAGTATTAAAATGAAAAAGCGCTATTCAAAGCACGGATCACATGCAGGTAGCATTCCTGGGCTGGTTCAGGTCGGCAAAAACGTTTATGTGCATACGGCTGGATTCACTATCCGTAGGTCGCCAAAAAATTTTATTAAGAGAGATAGCTATTTAATTAACAAATGGGACGATAAAGGCGGTGTCGATAATTATTATGGCCGTGATTTTACCATAGCTGAAGCAATGCGAACAATTGAAAGGCTGAAGGGTGTAAAAAGTTATTAAAATTGAAATGATTGTCGGCATTTTTATTTTTGCTGTGCTGATTGTTAATCTAATTCAGTTTCTAATCAGGCAGTGGTGTGAAAAAGTCAGACAGCAGAAATTAAAAGCGTTCTTTAAATTTAAAGCCCGCCGTGAAGAAGTAGAACGCAAGGCACGCAGGCAACTGTAACAGGTATGCGATATGAAAAGTAACGATCCATCACTTGCCAGTCTGCTTAAACAAGGCTGTCAGGTTACGCACTACCGCAATACTCGCGGCTGGATAGAATGCCCTGATGGGCGTTTCTTTAAGCCAGAGCCAAATAAGGTACGGTTCATTAAAGGTATGAGTAAGCCTTTTGTTTATACGAAGAAGATAAACAAAGGTTTATTTAATGCCTTGGCAGATTTTTTTAGAAAACTGCTGTAGTCATTAAGTAACAGATAAATCTTTTTCTACTTGTCGTCACTTTGTTAAGTGATGGCGCATTCAGTTACCAATAGCCCGCGAGAAAGCAAACTTAAAATCACGGAGATAAAAATGAAACAAGAATACGAAGCTAGAATTAATAAAGTACTTAAACTCTTCCATACAGATAACAAGTGCGGGACACGACCTGATGCTTACTCTCTTGATCTATTAAAACATAGCCTCAACCATTTATGCTTTCTCGCAGCGTGTTCTGATGAAGTGGATGCTGAAACAATTAACGAAATTCAGGGGGTTATTGTACGCGTACATGAAGGTGATATACCCCACCACTACAAGCAATCTGATATTGGTCAGCATTCTTCAGCCGATAAAAATAAGACTCTGTGTATAAAAAGCCCGGTAGCCATAAGCATTGAATTAACCCCAGAATTATGTAAAAGCCTCCGTAATGCTATCGGAGGCTGGAACAAGTGATTAACACTCCCAAGCGCCGCCAGTATGAGGGTATTTCTCATACGCGACATGATGAACCTTATTCGCCAGATCGCGAATAGTTTCCGATAACCCATTGTTATTAGCTGGTCTGGCGTCTACGGATTCCAGGGCTTCAATGACGGAACTCAGGAGTTTAATAATTTTTTCATCTTCCAACTTTTTATTTCCTTTTGTTGGTGGGTAGTTATGCCGCTTGCTTCTTGCTGGAAGGCGGCATAACGAAATTACCACAAAACCATGCGCCGGACATGGCTAAAACCCGGCACTTATCCGAGGCATTACTTGCGAGTAGTGCGCCTGATAAGTGGTAGTGATGGGGGATAGGATTATGAGTATCGGACAAGAAAAACCAGTATCCGGGCGTCAGATGTTCCTACAGCAGCGCGCGCGTTTGCAGTCGAGCATTTCAGTTTCCCGTACCAATGACACGGCGAGGCGTTTCAACCGTCTGGGCGAGACTCAGAAAAAAGCGATCATCCTGCTGGCAAACGAAGCCGCGCAGCGGTTTAAAGATCTGCCGTCGCTGACTCATTCCCATCTCACCATGCCTTTTGAACAGTTCAGCTCTCAAGACAAAGTGAGCCTGATGTTGGGCATTAAGCGCCTTGCCGAGCTGGCTTCGGCGATGCCGTGGAAGTTTCCCGATCATGCTGCGCCGCGACTTGAAATTCAGGCGTTACGCGAACCACCACCACCCGCGCCGGATGGCGCAGTCAATTAACCACTAAATGATTAACCAGTAGTCAGGCGCATCATCGCGCCGGGCTTCCTGCACCAAGGAGAAAGCAAGATGATTCGATCACTACTCAAATGGCCCGGTGGCAAAAGCCGCGTGATGCCTGAATTACTGCCGCATTTACCAAAGGCTGGTTGCCTCGTTGAGCCTTTTGTTGGCGGCGCTTCCGTGTTCCTCAATACCGATTATCGCCGCTATATCCTTGCGGATATCAACCCAGACCTTATCCGCCTTTATCGTGAGGTCAAAAGCAACCCTGAGCTGGTTATTGATCTTGCGCGCCCGCTCTTTGCGACCGGCAATTCCAAAGAGGAATACTTACAGAACCGCCGCATTTTCAACGGCACAAAAGGGCTGCTGGATGTGGCTCGCGTGGCTCTGTTTCTCTACCTCAACCGCCACGGCTACAATGGTGTGGTACGTTACAACCAGAACGGCGGTTATAACGTGCCGTTTGGCCAGCACAAAACCGCACCTTACTTCCCGGAAGCGGAGATCCGCCAGTTTGCTGAGAAGGCCAACGACACCAAAGCTATTTTTATGTGCAGCTCGTTTCAAAATACCCTCAAAATGATGGTTGGAACGGATGAAGCGATCTACTGCGATCCGCCGTACCTGCCAGCCAGCGAAACCGCCAATTTCACCCAATACCACACCGAGCCATTCACCGAGAAGCACCACCGCCAGTTAGCGGCTGAGCTGCTGGAAGTGAACCGCAAATATGGCGCATCGGTTGTCATTTCCAACAGTGATACCGAAACCACCCGTGAGATTTACCACCGCTTCCGCCTGCATGAAATCGATGTGCAGCGCTCCGTAAGCACTGACGCCAGCAACCGCCAGAAGGCCAAAGAGGTGATCGCTACGCTGGGCATCGTTGAGGGATGCCAAGTAGGTGGTTGCGGGAACAGTGAGAGGTGCGGGCAGTGTATTGAGGAGGCATGACCGTGACGGCTTACTACAACGAGATCGATCCCTTTGCGGCCCAATGGCTGCGTAATTTGATTGACGCCGGGCACATCGCGCCGGGCGTTGTTGATACCCGTTCTATTGAGGAAGTAACCGCAAATGACCTTAAAGGATTCACGCAATGCCATTTTTTTGCCGGGATCGGCGTCTGGTCATATGCCTTGCGCAACGCTGGATGGCCAGATGAAAAGCCGGTCTGGACAGGCTCTTGTCCGTGCCAGCCTTTCAGCGCGGCAGGCAAAGGCCATGGGTTTGATGACGAGCGGCACCTCTGGCCTGCGTTTCACTGGCTCATCAGCGAGTGCCGCCCTCAGTGCATCTTTGGCGAACAGGTTGCAAGCGGTAACGCGAATGCTTGGTTCGACCTTGTACAAACTGACCTGGAAGCAATGGACTACGCCTTTGGGCTTGTCCCGTTCCCGTCTGCGGGCGTCGGTGCGCCGCATATCAGAGACCGCGCCTACTGGGTGGCCAACACCGACAACCATCGACAACAACCAGGTAAGGGGATCAACGGCCGTTGCGCATGCTCCGAAGAGGGGAACAACCCTCGGCGGTGCGGCAAGGTTAGCGGGCTGGCCAACACCCCAAGCAATAGACAGCAATGCGGGGGTGAGAGCACCTCGGCTGAAAAAGGATGGGAGCAGGAATCCATTGGCGGATGGCAGTTATCGGAGCGACTTGAAGGATGCACCGTACCTGATTTTCAGCGCCCCTCCTTACAGGGATTTAAGGGAAATGAACCTAGTGAGGTTAACGGCTTCTGGCGAGATGCTGACTGGCTCTACTGCCGGGATGAAAAGTGGAGGCCAGTTGAACCCGGCACATTCCCGCTGGCTGATGGGGCTTCCGCAAGAGTGGGACGACTGCGCGCCTACGGTAATGCCATCGTTGCGACGGTCGCCGAAGCGTTCATAGCCTCATATCTGGACAGTGTGCAATGACCACGGCAACCCGTGGCCGTCGCGCTCCTTCTTCGCCCCCACCTTTTCCGGGTAGCCCTGTTGATACTACCCAGTATGCTTACGCATGGAATAAGCCAGGCCAGGCAATTGGCCATGATCTGTCTCCTTCTTGCCTTGGATTCGATTACCTGACGCCGGACGGCACCCGCAAGCATATTGATATCGCCAATCTGTACGAAGAGAACGAAAAGCCGGAGCGAAGCAAGCTGTTGCGCCGCCGCCTCGCTTCTCTTCCGCAGTATATCCGCCGCCACTTTGCCGCGAAGCTGGACGCGCTGGACGCGAAAGACCGCAAAGCGGCAGATCACTGGCTGGTTAATACCTTTGAGCGCCACGTATTAACGCGTATTGATAGCGTGAACAGCATTTACCAGCCTGACACTGTGATGCCTGGCATTCTGCTGCCCGTCCGCGATCAGCTTTTCCGTATGCTCTGGGCAGGGAAGAAGGAGTTAAAAAGACTGGCTTATACGCTTGCCGATATCTTTACGAGCGAGTTTATACGCGAGTCCGATCACCAGCTTGCGCGCACTGGCGATCCTGAGTTCGCAGCGCTTTCTGGCTATGGCCGTATTGCGTCGCTGGCGGTGCATCTGAAAACGCCGATCCCCAGTTGGACAGCGTATTGCAATGAAGAACTGGAAGCGGAGGACGCGTTACGCGCGGTTCTTCGTCTTGAGTCACCACAGTGGTGGTTAAACCGCCTGCGCCGTATCCATGCCCGTTGGCGTGAGCATTTGATGATTGCAGCGGGATACGTCCAGAAAAAATCCTCCCCATACAGTAGCGCCCCGTGCCTTGCGGAATGGTTGGCCCAGAAAAAGGCTAACCGTGAATACCTTAAGGCTATGGAGCTGGAAGACCAAGACACGGGCGAGCGCATTTCACTGATCGATAAAGTCGCCGGTAGTGTTGCCAATCCGGCCAACCGTCGCCGCGAACTCATGACGAGAATGCGCGGATTTGAGGATCTGGCGAAGTTGGAAGGGCTGGCCGGTGACTTTTACACACTGACAGCGCCTTCCCGTTACCACTCCATGCAGCATAACGGGTGCCGCAATCATAAATACTGTGGCGCGTCGCCGCGCGAAACGCAGCAATATCTTTGCAAGGTCTGGGCGAGAACCCGTGCAGCGTGGAAGAGAAAAGGGATCCGCGTCTTTGGTTTCCGCGTGGTCGAACCGCACCACGATGCAACGCCACACTGGCATTTACTTCTTTTTATGCGCCCGGAATGCGTCGAGCAGGCGCGCGAAATCTTCCGCAAATATGCCCTGAAAGAAGAGGGTAACGAACCGGGAGCGCAGGAAAACCGCTTTCAGGTTGTTCCGATCGACGATGCCCACGGCAGTGCAACCGGCTACATAGCGAAATACATTTCGAAGAATATCGACGGCTTCGCGCTGGATGGTGAGAAGGACGACGAAACCGGGGAAGACCTGAAAGAAATGTCACTCCGTGTTAGCGCGTGGGCGTCGCGCTGGTCTATTCGACAGTTTCAGCAGATCGGCGGTGCACCGGTCACGGTATACCGCGAACTTCGCCGCCTGGGCGATCGTGAACTGGTGTTACACCCTGAACTGGAACCCGCACGGCAGGCTGCTGATGCAGGAGAATGGGATAACTACGTGTTAGCCCAGGGAGGCCCGTTGGTTGAGCGCGATAATGTGCGTATCCGTCTGAACTATGAAACCACCGAAAACGGCAATGCCTACGGCGATGACGTCCAGAGAATTACCGGTATTTACTGCCCGATGATGGGCAGCGAATCGTTGATATTCACCCGCACCACTCAATACATAATTGTGCCAAAGCACCAGAGCGTTGACGGCGTGGTTGTTGACGTTGGTTTTTCAGGCGGCAGCGCCGCCCCTTGGAGTTCTGTCAATAACTGTACGCGGGATCCCGCAGCAGGGGCTGACGGTGTTGAACATGCCGATCACAAAGTGAACGCGACGGTGAATTTTGATGCGCTTTCACGGAAGGAAAAGCGGGAACTGGCGCAGCGGCTTATCGAGGATTCAAGGCGAACGCGCAAGAAACGCACACCGAACCCCATAGAAGGGGCAAGGCTCTCAGCGAAAGAGCAGCATGTCCGTGAGCTTATGGCTTTGCGTGGGATCGACGCCAGCGCTGGAATGGTCAGATCGATAATGGCTGGAGCGGCAATTGCGTGCGGCGATCTCGTTTTAGCCGTGCAAGATGGGCGGCTAGTTTCCAGTAACCGCGCGGCATCTGGGATAGGTAAAATGGCATCTGAAAAAATGGCAGTTAAGAAAAAATCTGACGAGCTTCTTAATCGTTGGAAAGTGGCTGTAAAAATTAACATGGTTAGTTGACAAAATCAAAATTCCGCACCATTATCCCGGTTGACAAAATTTTATATTTGCACACATGGAGATTTTAATTGATGTCTAAACAGCCGTTACCGTGGGATTTTCATCCGCAATTAACAGAAGAGCGTTTAACAATCATTGCTAAAGAATTGTTACAGGTTTTAAATGATACCTATGCTCAACTTTCCACCACGTTGGATAATAATTATACACGATCTACCTGTACTTTTGGTCGGCAATGGCAGTTGCTTATTGATTTGTGCTTAAGTGGTGAGTATGACTGGCTTCATCTCACTAACGCTGGTTTAGACATCACTTTTACCATTGATACAATTCCTGTTCGATTCTTCACTGATGACCCGGCGAATCCTAAAAAAGATGGTTTTTATCGCAGAAATCCAGCGGATCAGCTTTTCGCTCCTGAAGTGAACATCCCAGTTCTACATCGCTTTGTTGTTGAGAAGCCAGAATTTGAGGGTGAGGGTGCCAAGGTACACTTTATTGGTTACAACGCTTTGGATGAAGAAGTCTCCAAGTGGACGTACAACGATGAACCTACATCTGCATTGTTGCATTCTACGGATGATACGCCGCCAGAGTCTGTTAAAATTGAGCTTGATGACATTCGCCCTTCTCTTCCCGAAAAGGAAGAAAAAGAAAGCGATAGCGATTAATGAGCAGAAGGTGAAAAGTGTTTAACGGTTCTAATTTAAGATTGGCTCGTCTGTATCACGAGCTATCACTGGAGCAAGTAGCTGAGCGGGTCGATAAGACCCGCCAGTACATTCAGCGGCTGGAATCCGGCTCGGCTGTGCCTACCCCTGAGCTTGCGAATAACTTAGCTGCCGTGTTGCTGGTTACGCCTGAATTTTTCGCAGTGCAAGAGCAGTCTCCAGTGAATGAAGAGATCGTTCACTTCCGCAAGCGTACTTCAACACGCATGGCTACTAAGTTGGCGACGCTCGCCAAAGCTGAATTGTATCGGCGTCTTATTGAAATTTTTGATGAATACTTGAGTTTACCGCCAGTAAGATTTCCTGAACTGAGAGTAAATACTCAAGAGGACATAGAGAAAGCCGCTGAGAAATGCCGGACTGATTGGGGATTAGGTTTTGGGCCGATCGATAACATGACTCGTCTTGCCGAAAAGCTGGGAGCATTTGTTACTTCTTTCGATTCTGTCTCTGATGATGTGGATGCGCTTTCTGTTCCTTTAAGTCGGCCATTCATTGTAAGAAATACGGCTAAAAAATCGCCATGCCGTCAGCGCTTTGATATTGCTCACGAAGTTGCACATTTGATTTTACATGAAGGTATTTCAACGGGGGATCGGGTAACTGAATCTCAGGCTAACCGTTTTGCATCGGCATTGCTTCTACCCCGATCGGCGATGGCAAAATATTTCCCTCGCCCAATTGGCGGTCGTATCGACTGGCAGGGGCTAAGTCAGTTTAAACTGACGTGGAAAGTGAGTAAGGCAGCAACAATCTATAGAGCGCATCAGCTTTCTCTCTTAACCGATGCCCAATATAAAACGGCATTCTTCGGTTTAAAGCGCAAAGGAGAAGCCATTGATGAGAAAGAAGATTATTTGATTACTAATGAAAAGCCAGAGCTATTTCATAAGGCAATGAAGTTTCTTTTAACGGATCTGTCAGTTGATGTTGAGTCATTAGCCAGGCGTTTGTGTATTACCCCGGCTATGTTAGCGGAGTTAGTAAACGACGATATGTTAGATTTTGCCCCGGGAATCGCGAACGAAAATGTTGTTTCTCTGTCTGCATACCGAATGAAAACCGCTTAATTTGATTGTGAAGTAATCCCGCTCTGGCGGGATTTTTTTATGGGAGCACGGCTGCACAATAGTGCACAAATTTGCACAATTTTTTTGATGCTGTTTATGCCCTTTCCGCCCTGTGGCAGCGCAGGCTGGCCCCGGATCGGCAAATGCACAAAAAATGAAGCGAATGTCGCGCGCAGGTGACGGGGGAACAGCCCACGCGACGGAGGGTCGGGAGGTGATGCCTTTAATTGCCATTCTCCGGCCTTTTTCGCCTTCTCAGCGCGTTTTCTCGCTTCTGGATGTTGCGGGGTGGATTGCAGATTGCGCCTGCCAGAATGGCGCTCATGCGTTCTGAGTGAGGGGCGTTAAAGGTCGTGCTGAGTAGTGATCTGGTAGTGGCCTGTCATACGGGTATTGAAAATTACTGAAGAAGTGCCGCCGCAGGAAGTGCGGCGGGTGAGTGGTGTTATTCGTCTTTGAGTAAGGCGTAGGGATTAAAGCGGATCACTTCCTGACCGAGCCAGTCATTGACGCCCTTCATGGCTTCCATCACGGGCAACATTTCGTTGATGGCGAAGACGCGCGCGGCTTTCTCTACATCACCGAGTGAGCCGTTGCCTTCCGGCATTGCACCCATCAGCTGCGGCGGGATGCGGTGAGCGTCGCGCAAATCGTTGCGCGTTGCTGATTTGATGTTAAGAAACTCATCCTTTGCCGATATCTGGCTGAACGGCAACAGTTGCACGCCGTCTTTGCCGCCGCCCGGCGCGTGGATCAGCACGTTTTTGAAGGAGCCTTTCCCTCTGGCCTGTGACAGCGTCTTTTGCACCACCTTGATGCTTTCCTGATCCACCTTCTCCGAACCGACATAGAGAATACATCCGGCATGGGATCCGTTGTCGTAATAGAGTTTGCGGAACTTATCGGCGGAATGTGACAGGCTGGCGGACAGCAGCGCCCCCATGTATTCAGGCATACCGTAGATTTCCTGATGAATGTCCGGGTTCATGATGTGGCAGACCTGACCCGCCTTGAACTCGTATTCATCTTTCCACTGTCGGATAAACCAGTAGGTATCAAGGTCGCTCCCGCGTCGCGTGTTCAGAGCCGGAACATGCTGGAGTTTGAGCGGAGCGCCCAGGAGATTAGAGCGACGTTCAAGATAGGCATTTCCGAAGACAAACCAGTCCAGTGCAAACGCAGAGAAGGCCTGACGTGATAGTAAGGGGTGAGGAATATAGCATCCGGTCAGCACATTGCGTTTGAAGTAAAGCGCCGACTGATGCAGCGGGGATTGTGCGAACGCACGGGTTAACCCTTTCCAGTCTATTGGCGTCTCGTAGTACCGGCCGTTATCGACGCAGCACATGCTATCCAGCAGATCATAGCCGTCTGTTACCGAATATGGCCCGTCAAACGTGAAGGCGCTGAGCGCCGGATCGCTTCTGAGCGCGTCAGAGATATCTGGCTGTCCGGCCCTGCCACTGCTGGCAGTGTGTTTGTTTTTGTAGGTGCGCTTCTTCATCAGAACTCCATAGCAAACCCGCCGCTGCCACTCTCCTGGCCCAGCGGTTCGTTAATAATGGCGAGCATATTCGCCCAGGCTAAATCACCGTGGCTGACGCCGCGCGAGCGGTCAGTGTCATAGGTGATGAATCCGCCTGGCGTTTTTACCTTACGAACAGAGTTAAAGGCGTTGATCAGGGCGCGCTCACTGCGGTCATATTCCCAGCGGCCGGCGCGGATCAACTGGAGCATTTTCAGCACCAGGGCGCGCTTTGACGTCATTGACATGGTGTAGGGCATCGCCATCGGGAAAAACTTCTTCACTATCTGGTAAACGGCCTCACCGTTACC